CCAGTCATAGCACCGCTCTCAAATCCAGAAACTTGAGATGAAACAGAAAATGATCCATTAGCTGGGAACTGCCTTTTCCTTCCAAATGCATAATCATTACCTAGTCCGTAAGCCGATACTCTTGGTATAGAGACACTCATATCTACAGATCGAACTAGATGTTTTCCCGATATAGCTTGCCCCCCAACCTGTAAGTTCTGCAAAGTAACATCACTACCATTATTAGTAGGATTAACTATAGGAGGAGCTTTTTCTAGAGCTGCTGTAGATAAATCTTGATTAAAATAAAATTGAGATCTACCCACATTATCATTATTCCCTCCTGTCATATTTATAGCTGGCATCTCCATAGAAGTCCCGACTAAATTATCAAATACTGCATTAGAACAAATATAGGAAGTATTAACAATAGGTAAAGATCCTACAGCATAACTTAGACTATAAGATTGAGGGAAACAATTACCAAAAGCAATAGCATCCTTACCATTAAAATTATTAGGTGGGCTTCCAAAACCTAAAGAATCAATGAAAGAATCCTCTTGATTCTCAGAAACTAAAATATAAAAGTTAGTTGATTCTTGTCCTTCGCTAGCATCAAAAATGTTTTTAAATCCATTTTTAGGAGTGGAATTCAAAAATCGACCTTGAACTTCATTAGAAAAATTAGGTTCAGGTATGTAAGTAATATTTAAAGATACATCTGGCTGATTATATATATCGTTAGTAGATAAATCTTGAGAACCAATTTGTTTAGATTGCTGCCGAGGATAACCAATGGAATAATTAAAAGTTTGAGCTAACTTATGCAGTTTGAGATCCTTGTTACTGGTAGAAAAAGCAGTCGTAGAATCTTGGGCAGCTACAATCGCATTATTGCTTCTTATTATATTTCTAGACATCTTAAGTTCCTGTTGGAATTACACCCATAGGGTCTTCTTTAAGTTCTACACTTAACGTATTAGAATTAGCATAGTTCCATGTATGAGTCCACTTAGGGCTATAGTATACCTTCGGTCTATTATAGACAGAAGGAATTTGGTGTTTAAATCTTCGATAACCGCCTTTATTCTCTAAAAAATGAATCATGGTTTTCAATTGCTTGTCTGATATATTATTGAAACTGTAATTCATATCGAATGTCGCAATATTATTGTTAGTCTTAAGTCTCTGAGTAAAAGAGTTTTTGTATTCTAGTTTGTCAGCTTTAATTTCTACATTATTTTGAGTCCCAATATCAGGCTCAAAAAAGAAATCCTGCGTCCACATTGAGTTTGCTCCCGTTGGAGAATTAGACTCTGTAGAACTATGATCCCCACTGCAGTAATAAAAGTTATCTAGCTTGTTTTGATTTATACCTGTATATACAATGTCGTATTCTTTATAAGACTCTGAATAATTATAATCATCAAAAGTTAAGTTAGGGAAACACCCCATCCCAGACCACTTCAATAAAGTAGGGGCGTGATCAACAGTTAAACTAGTTGCTACTTCAAAGTGCTGATTATTAATAAAATTAATAGCATAATTATCACAAAAACCAGAAACAGTTTTATAAATTCCCAAATTATCAGGCTTAAATTCTATAGGTAAATACCCAGACTGAGCTTCAAAAAAGTTAGCAAGCCTTCTAGCATTAGTTTCATTTACTTCGTATTTTAAAGAAAACCTAGCCACTAAACTATTAACGGAAAGAGGTATTAAATTATAATAAAAATCATCAGTAACATAACTGTGATTCTTAGCTTGAAACTCTACAGTAGATCCATAAACTGGCGTAATATTAAGATGTGCAAGTTTCGAAGGCGAAGTTATACCGCTTATATTTCGATCTCTGTTATAAAATAAGTCTTCACTCATGAGTGTCCAATATAGTTAAGGGTTAATCTTACAGATCCATCTGCGGATGCATTGATCTGCTCAGAAACTAAAGAAGCTTTAGGTATTGATAATGTCTGTAGATTAGTACCATCTCTCCCTTTAACGGAAAAAGATAAAGTTTTATCTGACCTACCTTCTTCAAAAAAACTAAAACCACTGGCTAAAAATATATCATCTACATCTATCTGAACAGAAGCAGAATACTCTATAGGGTTAACATGTTTTACCTCCACAGGCGTTTCAGATCCTATAGTATAGTATGGTATTTTCTTTACAGATAATGAGTAATCAAAACCTAAAACCCTATTAGTAGTACTGTAATCACATGTAGCTGTTATAGAACCCTGACTCGGAATATCTATACTAGTAGGTGTTGATCCTGTAGCGTTAATACCGCTTTTCATTTCATCATAAACAACAAAACTAGAATTCACTTTAGGCACAGACCCAACAGCGCAGTTTACAGAATAAGATTGTAAGTAACCACTTTCGAAACCATAAGAAGTATTATTATTATAATTAAAACTTCCCTTCATTACTTTTGAATCTCCAGTAAAATCAATAACTGGATCATTATAAATTAACGATCTAGAAAAAGAAACCGTCTGATTCGTAGCCCCAGCTACAGTAATTACCCCTTTAGTAGATCCTAAAGGTTTAGCTATGTTAGAGCTATTCTGATATCCGATATCAATCGAATTAATACCAGAAAGTTCTCTAGCTGAAGGAGTCCCATCTTGCCCCGATATGAAGAAGTGTGAATCGTAATTTAGTGTTGTTCCATACATTATGCTCTAGCTTGTCTTAGTGATCCTCCTAGTCTTTTCTCGTCATCAATCACTTGTTTAACTACATCTTTTATCTTCATCGCTAATGAATTTTGTTGATCGTCTCCATTACCTTCAGAGTTAGATGATCCATCAGAGTTAACGGTGATATTAATCACAGTCTCTCCAGAATTATCAGAAACAGAAATTAGTTCATCTAGTTTACTTACTACGTCACCAGATCCACCACCGCCACCTGAGTTGAGAGCGTCTAAATTACCTTTACCAATTCTCTGAGTAGCAGCAGCGTTCATTACGAACTCACCACCAGACAACATAGAAGGGATTGTATCTACTCCAGCTGCATAAGGAATTGAGCCTCCTGTGGCATGTCTGTTGTCTCCTCGGTCCTCTGGTGATAAGCCATTTAAATTGTGAATAACTCCATCTTGACTATGTAAGAAAGGTAATATAGAACTACCAGCTCCTATTAATCCTTCACCCTCTGATCCAAAGCTTCCACCCTGCAATATCGCTGCTCCATATGAAGAGGATGTCGGTCTTTGACTAGCGGAACGAATAGAAGACATATTCAATCCCTCGCTAGCTTTCGAAATGTCTGCTGAACCGAACACATCCGTTAGATTGTTAAATTGCATCTTGAACCTTTGAGAAAAGCTCATATCTGTTCCGTCTTCGTTTAAAGGCATTGCTCTGTTTCCCGTACCCATTGTAGCGGCATTCATCACTGAATTAAATAAAGTACCAATACCAAAATCGGTAAGTCTATTTTTTAACATAGAACTAAAACTTTTACGACTTTCTTTAGCTGCTCTTTCTTGTTCTACCTGCCTAGTAAACAAGCCAAACGCCCTCTGCTTGGAGGCTTGCTCTCTTTGGAATGCTGGGCTGTTTCTACGACCAGACATCGTCAGAGCAGCGCTCTGAGGCTCTAAAGCTATAGAGGCGAATCCTGAACCAGAATTAAATTTATCAGAAGCTCCTGTAGTAGATGATTGTGTCGCGAAATCTAATAGATTCTGCGTACCCTTCATTTCTCCTTGTCCAAAAGTCCCTGGGGTAAACAAACCCCCTCTAGCCATAGCTGGGATAGTCCCTGAGTTCAAAGAATTCATAAAACCAGAACCGTATTTCTGAACAGAACTCTTTCTCATCACAAACTCTCCACCTGTTAGTAAAGCGGGGACATCATCTCTAGTCCCAGAACCTCCTGTTACTTTACCTCCTGCATTAAATGATTCTTTTTGTTGCATGGAAGGTAAGAATTGAAAAGCTTGAAAAGCTTTACTAAGACCCGCTTTAAAATTACTTTTAGATTGCTCAAGGAAAAAGCTTGCTGCCGCTTGCTTGAGAACATCACCCAAATTTTCTCCCTGTGCTATTGCATTAGCCATACCATCAGTGATAGTGTCAACAAATTGTCTAGCGTTAGACACTAAGCTATCATTAAGCCTATCTTGTATGTCTTTATTAGAAAGTATAAATTCATTTTCAAGTTTTGCGCCAAGAGAATCATTTATTTCTAGTCTCTGCTTTTCTAGTGATAAGAGTTCTTCCCGTTTTTTTATTATTAAATCTAAAGGAGGTTCTTCATCATTTAACATAGCGACTAATTCGGCCTGAACTTTGAATTGTTCATTTAAAATTCCCATTTCTCCTTCTTTATTTCTTCTACCTGCTCTAGTTGGGGCTAAAAAGGCTTCCGCCTGTAATTTTCTCATTGCTGACTTTCGAGTTACTTCAACTTGAGCCACAGGGTTTTCTCCTGCTCTAGATCTCAGATTTTTGTCTATCATTTGATCAGTGATATCAATCATAGAACTCCCCGAAGCAGCGGTAAGAGTTGCTAATTTTAAATCTTCTGCTTGCTGCCTTAAATTATCGGTAAACTCTTCTAGTAATTGAGAAAAGAACTTAATTTGTCCAGCTGCGCCTTTTCGTTTCCCAGCAAGATCAACGTTAACTTTTTCGTCTTCTCTAGTACCCGCTAATCCTAATTTTTCTCTCTCTAATTGTGCAGCCTTCTTAGCAGCCGCATCTGCTCCTTTAGAGGTAACAGTGGGTAAAGCTATCGATTCAGGCGGTTGTCCAATAGGAGTCATTCCAAATAGATTAGGTTTAGGTGATTCGTCTTGAATCTTTAAAGAGCCTACCCCCTTAAGAAATTCTTGAGCTAGACCTATATCACCTATACCTTTTATTTTTTTCACCAATTCTTCTATTTCTCCAGTGAAACTAGGCATCTCTTTGATCAAATCTACTAAGCTAGATTTTGTATCTTTTACTACTTGATTTTCTTTTTGTTCTATATTTATCTTTGCTTGTTCTTTAACAAAACCTTCTTCAGCTGAAGCACTTCGTCTATCACTAGCGAAAGGGTTATTTATATCGAATAAAGATCTTCTTCTATCTAAATCCCTCTGGGCGGTCCTAGTCGAATCAGTTTGACCTGTTTCCTCTCTAAAAGTCGCTCTATTTAGATCTCTAGTAATATTCTCTATAACTTCTGCTCTTCTAGCATCTAATATCGCTTGTTGCTGAGTGGTAGATAAGTTTGATTTTCTCTGCTTCCCCTCTCTAACTAATTTTGCTACATTAGCGTCATTAAGACCCTGCATAGCTTTAATCTCATTATTACTTTTACCTAGAGTAGCTAAAGTCTTATTGAGTAAATCTTTCCGTTTCTCTTCGTCACTTAATATTTCCAGACTACTTGATTTAAAAGTTTCAGTTAAAAAATTAACTTCATCAAGTGATAAGGTTATTTGTTCGTTAGCGTCTACTTGTTTTTGTATTTCATCAGCGATGCTAGAGTTCGTTGATACATCTTGTTTTGCTAAATCTATTCTGTTCTGCAATTGTAAAAGTCCAACACTACCTAAAGAGTTATGTCTTTTTGCAAAAGACAAAGATTTTTGGTCAGAAGTTAAAGCTTCCGCTCTTAGCTTCATGAGGGATATCTCAGTCGATAGCCTAACTTTTGCTTCATCTCCTCTAATCTGAGTTATATCTTTTTGTATAACATCTCCAGCACCTGTAGCTTTTTTTATTACAGCAGAAGACAAATCTGAGGCCATTGGATTATCACCTTTTAGACTTCTTGCTATTATCTTATTTCTGACATCTTTAGCCTTGTCAGTATCAATTTGATTTGCACCGAGAGAATCTCCCCTACTCAGAGTCAATCTATCTTCTCTACTGATTCCCTCAAAGAGTTTTTTTTGCAAGCCAGAGAAATCCGTTGTAGCTATAGCCTCAAAAGCTTCCCCCATAGCTTTAGAGGCTTCAGAAGAAATAGGTTTTTGCTGATCGAAATTAAACATTTTAGAGTACCCTTTCCCGAACTCCAAACCAAAACCTTTGCCACTATCTTCTATAGCTTTA